AAGCCCTAGGCGCAGAAGTCGACGATGACCCCGAAGCACAAGACAAAGCGGGCGAAGTATTCAAAGCCTTCGCCGAGCGAGCAAAGCAACAGTTCGAAGACCTGACCCCACAGAAACGCGGCCCGGGCAGGCCCCGCAAAGAAACCCCCGCCTCTCCGCCAACACTGTATGAATTGCCAGTAGCGGACAGAATTACCAATATGTTGCGCGAATACAACAACGAGTTTGTGGCTGATGCTGCACAACTGCGTCAGGTTGTGACCAACAAGTTATTGGACCTTGCATCATGCGGCGACGCGAAGATAGAGATCAAAGCCACGGAGATGCTTGGCAAGATAAGTGACGTCGGGCTGTTCTCCGAGAAGACCGAGATCAGCGTGACGTATACCAACAGTGCAGATCTGGATCAGGCGATTAAGGACAACGTGCGTAAACTTATGCGTCTCTATGGTGGCAGGGAAACTGCAATAGACGTCGATCTGGACAAGGAGTTTGGGCCATCTTTGGAGCTTGAGATGGCTGAGGACGTTACGCCCGCTATGCCTGATACGCAAGAATTGGATGCAGATGTGACCCGGGAGGACACACCTGATGCGTGAAGAGACCGAGGTCCTCACCATAGAAGCAGAGCTGGAAGCGCTCATTGCGAGTCTCCCGCATCTCCCGCCGGAGGAGAAAGCCAAGGTTTTGAAGAAGTTAGCTAGTAGAGTTGAGCTTGGCGAGAAGGACAAAGCCCGCAATGAGTACATGGAGTTCGTCACCAAGGTGTGGCCGGACTTCATTGGCGGCAGACATCATGCGAAGATGGCCAAAGCGTTTGAAAGAGTGGCCAATGGTGAGTGTAAAAGGCTGATTATTAACATGCCACCCCGCCATACCAAGTCAGAATTCGCTAGTTACCTGCTGCCAGCGTGGTTTCTAGGTAAATACCCTAACAAAAAGGTCATTCAGTGCTCAAATACTGCTGAATTAGCAGTAGGTTTTGGTCGAAAAGTACGAAATTTGGTTGATTCTGAGGCTTATAAGGACCTTTTTCCCAATTTGGAGCTGCGTGCGGACTCAAAAGCTGCCGGAAGGTGGAATACCAGCAAGAATGGTGACTATTTTGCGATTGGTGTGGGTGGTACGGTGACCGGTAAGGGCGCTGACATCCTCATTATTGACGATCCGCACTCAGAACAGGAAGCTGCGCTGGCCGCGAGCAACCCAGATGTGTTCGACAAGGTGTATGAGTGGTATACGTCAGGTCCGCGTCAGCGTTTACAGCCGGGCGGGTCGATCGTGATCGTGATGACACGGTGGTCACTACGAGATTTGACCGGTCAGGTGCTTAAAGCTGCCGCTGCCCGCGGTGGAGAGCAGTGGGAGGTGATTGAGTTCCCTGCCATCCTGCCTAGTGGTAAACCCTTATGGCCGGAGTTTTGGTCTTTGGGTGAATTAACAGCGCTGCGTGAAGAGTTGCCTAATAGTAAGTGGCAAGCGCAGTACCAACAGAACCCAGTGGGCAATGAGTCCGCGATTGTGAAGCGGGATTGGTGGCAGTGGTGGGATAAAGATGAGCCGCCTGTGTGCGAGTACATCTTGCAGTCATGGGACACCGCGTTTGAGAAGAACAACCGCGCCGACTACTCAGCGGGCACGACGTGGGGAATATTTAAGAATGAGGAAGACAATAATACGTCGCACATTATTCTCTTGAACACGTATAGAAAGCGTGTTGAGTGGGTAGAGTTGAAAAGAGATGTGCTTGCCGAGTACAACGAGTATGAGCCAGACGGTATGTTGATTGAGAAGAAGGCGACGGGTGCGCCGCTGATTTACGAGCTCCGTGCAATGGGTATTCCTGTGCAGGAGTACACGCCTAGTAAAGGCCAAGACAAAATCGCCCGCTTAAATTCAGTCTCAGACATAATTGCGAGTGGCAAGGTATGGGTGCCCCGCACTCGCTGGGCAGAAGAGTTAGTTGACGAGATTGCTGCGTTCCCATCTGGGGAGCACGATGACTTAGTTGACGCGACGACTTTAGCGTTGATGCGGTTTCGCCAAGGTGGGTTCCTACGCTTACCCAGCGACGAGCCCGAAGAGATTCAATGGTTCAGAAGTCACCGCAAAGAGCGGTTTTACACAGTTTAAGGATAAATTATGGCAACGAGTTCTATGGACAAAGGTTTGTACGCGGCCCCTTTGGGTATTGAAGAGGACATGGCTCCTGCGTTGGAGATTGAGATTGAAGACCCAGAAGCCGTGCGTATTGGCATGGGGGATATTGAGATTGAGCTGACCCCAGATAAAGAAGGCACGGATGAGGAGTTCAATGCCAACCTCGCTGACTTCATGGACGACAGCGTACTAGGTACGCTAGGTAAAGAGTTGATTGATAACTTTGATAAAGACATCAACGATAGAAAGGATTGGATAAGGACTTACGTTGAGGGTTTGAAGTTGTTAGGCCTCAAGTATGAAGAAAGAACAGAGCCATGGGCAGGCGCTTGCGGTGTCTTTCATCCTATGTTGACGGAGTCTGTGGTGCGCTTCCAGAGTGAAGGCATCATGGAGACGTTCCCTGCTGCGGGCCCAGTTAAGACACAGATTCTTGGTGAAGACACACCGAATAAAGAAGAAGCAGCTACCCGCGTGCGCGAGGACATGAACTATCAGTTGACTGAAGTGATGCTCGAGTATCGCCCAGAGCACGAGAAGTTATTGTGGAATCTGCCTATTGCGGGTTCTGCGTTTAAGAAGGTGTACTACGACCCATCGCTAGGACGCCAAGTCGCCATGTTCATCCCTGCTGAAGATATCGTTGTGCCATACGGTGCGAGTAATCTTGAGAGAGCCGAGCGGGTCACGCACGTCATGCGCAAGACTGAGAACGAGGTGCTCAAACTACAAGAGGCTGGGTTCTACTGTGATGTGGACTTAGGTGAGCCATCGAGTGAACTTGACGACATCGAGAAGCAGAAAGCTGAAGAGATGGGCATGTCTGCTGTGCAGGACGAGCGCTTCCGCATTCTTGAGATGCACGTCGACTTAGACTTAGAAGGCTACGAGCACGAGGACGAGGACGGTGAAAAGACAGGCATTGCGCTGCCGTACGTTGTGACTGTTGAGAAGGGTACGCAGAAGGTGCTCGCCATTCGCCGTAATTGGTACGAGGGTGATGAGTTGCACATGAAGCGTCAGCATTTCGTGCACTACCAATACATACCGGGGTTTGGCTTCTATGGCTATGGTCTCATTCACCTTATCGGCGGATATGCGAAGAGCGCGACCATGCTCATCAGGCAGCTCGTCGATGCTGGCACTTTGTCTAATTTACCCGGTGGTCTTAAGTCTCGCGGCTTACGAGTCAAAGGTGACGACACCCCAATTGCACCGGGGGAATTTCGTGATGTTGATGTACCGAGTGGATCAATCCGAGACAACATTTTGCCGTTGCCTTACAAGGAACCCAGTCAGGTTCTCTTTGCCTTGTTCCAGAACATTGTGCAAGAGGGTCGTCAGTTTGCATCCGCAGGAGATATGAAGGTCAGTGACATGAGTGCGCAAGCACCCGTGGGTACAACACTGGCTATTCTTGAGAGAACGTTGAAAGTGATGGGTGCTGTACAAGCGCGTATGCACTACTCAATGCGTCAAGAGTTCCGTCTGCTCAAAGCCATCATCGCTGACTACACGCCAGAAGAGTATGACTACGAGCCAATTGATGGCTCACGTAAGGCGAAGAAAGCTGACTACGACATGGTCGCGGTTATTCCTGTTAGCGATCCAAACGCTGCAACGATGGCGCAGAAGATTGTGCAGTATCAGGCCGCTCTGCAGTTGGCGCAGACAGCGCCGCAGTTGTACAACTTACCGCTCTTGCACCGTCAGATGATTGAGGTGTTGGGTATTAAGAACGCCGCCAAACTTGTGCCTGTTGAGGACGATGCCACACCAATCGACCCAGTGCAGGAGAACCAGAATGCGCTGACGGGCAAACCCAACAAGGCGTTCCTCGAGCAGGACCACCAAGCTCACATTGCTGTGCACACTTCAATGTTGCAGAACCCCAAGATCATGGCGCTCGTGCAAACGACTCCGCAAGGTCAGGCGATTGTGGCTGCGATGATGGCGCACATCAACGAGCACTTGGCGTTCGCCTATCGCACGGAAGTCGAGAAGACTATTGGGCTGCTCTTGCCAACAGAGAAGCAGGAGAAGAACATGGAGCCGGAAGTGGCTGCACAAGTTGCACAACTTTCTGCACAAGCATCGACTCGCATGACTCAACAAGCTCAAGCGCAAGCCGCGCAGCAGCAAGCGATGCAGCAGGCGCAAGACCCCATCATCCAGATGCAGCAGCAGGAGTTGCAGATCAAGATGCAGGAGCTCCAGCTCAAAGCGCAGAAGCAGCAGATCGACGCTGCGGCCAAGGCCGACCAGCTCAAGATCGAGGAGTCACGCATCGCGGCGCAGAAAGAGATTGCAGCTATGCAGGTGGGCGCAAGCGCAGCCGCTGCCAAGGACAAACTCCAGAAGAACCAAGAGCTGGAAGGCACGAGGATTGGCGTCGATATTGCCAAGAACCGAGCTCAGTTGGCCTTGCAAGCGGCGCAAAGATCGTCTCAAAAGCCTAGGAAGGACAGAAATTGAACGACTACAAACTGCTGGCGTACATCGCCAAGGAGATTGAGAAGCTTAGAGAAGATCAAGCTTTCCATGTTGCCAGCGGCAGGGCCGCTGATATTGAGGAGTATCGAAGTATCTGTGGGGTAATCCGAGGTCTTAGCCTTGCAGAGAATGTAATCAACGACCTTGTGCAAAAAATGGAGAAATCTGATGACTGAATTTGACGTCGCTGCCGTGGACTTGTCTGGCATTCTTAATAAGCCAGCCGAGGATAAAGCCAAGCAGTTGCCTGATCCAAAGACTTTTCACCTACTTTGTGTAGTGCCGGAAGCTATGGAGGAGTTTGCTGATAGTGAAGCTGGCCTGATTAAATCAAGCCAAGTCATGCACTACGAAGAAGTGCTGACCCCCGTGTTGTTTGTAGTCAAGCTCGGGCCTGACTGCTACAAAGATACCACTCGGTTCCCTAGTGGGCCGAGTTGCAAGGAGGGTGACTTTGTCATCGTCCGCCCTAATTCAGGTACGCGCCTGAAGATCCATGGCCGTGAATTCCGTATCCTCAATGATGATTCGGTTGAAGCAGTCGTGGAAGACCCCCGTGGCATTACACGTGCATCATAAGGAGTAACACATGGCACAAACTGAGTTTAAAGATGACTTCAAGTTTCCTCATGAAGAAGAGGAGAAATCTAAGGGTAAACCCGTAGATACAGAGGATGATAGCTTTGAAGTAGAGATTGAGGACGACACTCCACCGGAGGATCGTGGCCGCAAGCCCATGAAGTCGCAGGTGGAAGATGTTACCGAAGATGAACTATCCGAATACGACGAGAAAGTCCAAGCCCGTATTAAGAAATTAGGCAAGGGCTACCATGACGAGCGCCGTGCCAAAGAAGAAGCACTGCGTGAACGCGAGGCGGCTGAGAAGCTGACCAAGCAGTTGTGGGATCAAAACCGCAAGCTACAAGAACAAGTGTCGCTTGGGTCAAAAGCGTATATTGAGCAGTCAAAGAGCTCCGCTGAAATGGAATTTGACAACGCCAAAAAGCGTTTTAAAGAGGCTGTTGAGTCCGGAGATTACGATGCGCAGACCGAGGCGCAGGTAGAAATTTCACGGGCAACACTGAATTTAGACAAAGTTCAGAACATGAGGCCTTTACAAGTTGAAGAAAATGATGTACAAATACAACAACGCAGTACAAATCAGCCTTCTGTTACCCAAAAAGATCAAAGTTGGATGCAGAAAAACACGTGGTTTGGCACCGATCCTGAAATGACAGCATCCGCCCTCGGGTTGCATCAAAAGCTGGCTAAGGAACACGGTGCAGACTTTGTGGGGTCTGATGACTACTACAAACGAGTAGACGCCACGATGCGTCGAAGATTTCCTGAGTATTATGATGATGCTCAGAGCTATGAAGATGACGCCCCTTCTAAAAAGGCATCAGAACCGGCTTACGAGGATGAACCTCCGCGCCGTGCAACAAAGCCCGCTAACGTGGTGGCCCCGGCCTCCCGTAGCACTCCGCCTAACCGCGTGAAGTTAAAAGCATCAGAAGCAGCGATTGCTCGCCGTCTTGGGGTGCCCATCGAACTCTACGCTAAACAGGTTGCTCAACTAAGAAGAGGTGAATAATGGATCAAGTACAAACGGCTCCTAAAGCGCAAAATCGTTCAGCTCGTGAGCTGGACACACGCCAGACGATGCAACGCCCTGAAGCGTGGCGTCCACCTGAGACGTTGCCTATGCCCGAAGACCGTCCCGGTTGGAAACATAGATACGTTCGCATTAGTACGATGGGTACGGCTGATCCAAGCAATATTTCTTCTAAGTTACGTGAAGGATATGAACCCTGCAAAGCAGAGGATTATCCCGAGCTTATGATGCACGCCACCGTTGAGGGCCGCTTTAAAGGCGGTATTGAAATTGGTGGGTTGTTATTGTGCCGTATTCCTGAAGAGTTCTTAAAACAGCGTGCCGATTATTACGACAAGCAGAATAAGTCTCAGATTGACTCGGTGGATAACAATTTCCTTCGTGAAAATGATCCTAGGATGCCTCTCTTTTCGGAGAGAAAAACTAAGGTTACTTTCGGTTCTGGTACTTAAATTTTAGGAGTCTTAAATGGCATATCCTACAGTCTCGGCCCCTTACGGTCTAAAGCCTGTAAACCTAATAGGTGGACAGGTATTTGCAGGCGCAACCCGCCTGATGCAAATTGCTAGTGGCTATGCTACTAACATTTTCTACGGTGACTTGGTAAAACGCATTTCTGATGGCACTATCGAAAAAGACACGGGCACTACAACTGCCACGCCTTGCGGTATTTTCCTCGGTGTAAGTTTTACTAACGCTTCAACTGGTCAAATTCAGCAACAGCAATATTATCCAGCTAGCCAGCAAGTTAAATCTGGCACGCAGATTTTTGCAGTTGTTGCAGATGATCCTGATACGCTGTTCCAAGTAGTCTCTTGTTCTTCTGGCACAACCGTGGCCGGAATGGGCATCTCTGCTATTGGTAATAACATTGCTTTGATTCAAAACGCTGGTTCAACTACTACTGGTAATTCAGCAGTGGCAATCGACGAAGGCACTCAAGACACTACCAATACGCTGCCTATCCGCATCATTGATGTGGTTCGTGAGACAGCAACAGGCGCTGATACATTTGTTGAGTTTATCGTCAAGATCAACGCAACCATGCACCAGTACAACAACCCTACTGGCGTATAAGGAGCATAAATCATGGCTATTTCCCGCGCACAACTACTTAAAGAACTGCTCCCCGGCCTGAACGCTTTGTTCGGTATGGAGTACGCTCGTTACGGTGAACAACATAAAGAAATTTATGAAACCGAAACTTCAGAGCGTTCGTTCGAAGAAGAGACGA